TGGCCGATCAAGCAATGGAATTTGAAAAGGCCGTCACCCTACCAAAGAGAATCCAAGAGCTTGAGGAACGGATAAATAGCCTTGAATTGAGCCTTCAGATTATGCGGAACGCCAAGGAAGCCGACCCTGTGAAAGCCTACCTTGCACCGCTTTGCTCCAGAATAGGCCAAATTGAAGCGCATTTGGGCCTAGAAAGGGCTCAAACCAAGGAACCGATAGACTTGCCACAAATCATCGTTCCGCACGAATTAAGGGTTTTAAGGGGCAAATTTGGAAAGTGCAAGAACCGCAAGGTTGAGGTAGTCCGAAAGCGTTGGGCATTATGGAGGGCGCAGTATAAGGCCGGAATCCCCATGACGGTAATTGCTAGGGCTTGGGGTTGCGATCATGCCTCAATTTGCCACGCCAAAAAGCAGGGATGGGAGCCAAGCAAACAGGCACGGCACAACTACCCAACCAAAAGAAAGAGCCGCAAAATATGAGCTTCCATTTTGCATCTCAACTAACCATGGACTTCGTTGAGCCAACCAAAACCCACCATCCAAATAAACCAATCGGCTCAAAGCAATGCCAGCAAGTCTTGTCGCACTTGCAGAGCGGGAAACCGATCACGGCATTGGAAGCGTTGAGGCTTTACGGAATCTTCCGGCTTGCCTCTCGCATCCATGACTTGAAAAAGGCGGGGATGACCATCCAAAGCCGGGACATCCAGACGGAGAACGGAAAGAAGGTTTCTCAATATTACATTTGAACAAGATTCGACCAGCCTTTGACATAAAATAAACAGAACCTAAAGAAATCCTAATGGAGATCGCCCCCATCGAGTCCGACCAGTTAAGAGCCGAGAGGCTTTTGATTGAGCTATGCCCGGATAATTCTGAGCTTAAAAAGATTACGAAGGCCGGACGCTCACAGGAACGGATCAAGATGCTACGCCAAGTAATCGAAAGGTTACTGCTGAACGCCATCCCAACGGCAGTTATAGCCAAAACCCTAAAGATGGAGCAACCCGTGATCCAATACCACGCTCGATGGCTTGAAAAACACGGTCGGGTAATTAGGCCAAGCAAGCATAGCCATTGGATTTGGGCAAAGGGAGCCGATGAGAACTGACGGCCAAGACCCGGCGGACAGCATCGCCGCATCCTACACGGTCGATATGGCCGACCAAGTGGACAAGCTGGAGGATGTCGTTAGGGAGAGGCTGGCGCACCTAAAAGCCCAAAACCCAGCCATGAATTTGGACGAACTGGCAAGGGCAACGGCTCAAATCATAGAGGAGACGATCAAGACTGAAGGCGATAGCCCAATGCTCCGAACAAAAAGAGACGACACTTTGGACGAAGCCCTCCTAGCCCTAGCAACCAACCGAAGCCCAGACAGCCTAACCAGCATTGCCAGACGGTATCTGAACCCAAACACAAACCGCCCATACACAAGAGCCGCCCTATCTGCACGGCTATCGGAGCTAACTCAAAGGACAGGGCTTGTCTTAAGAGTTCAACGGAGCGAGCGAGTCAGGCAAATCTATAAAGAACGAGCCTTGCGGGTTCACGAAAGACGGCGAAAAGAATGCCCAAAATGGAACAAGGACGCATGGCAAAAGGGCTTAAAAAGGCGATGCAAAAAACGGTGAGAACAGGCTCAAAAGTTGTCTGTGTGGATGATCGGTTCCCGCCGGAACTGCTCTTATACTACAACTGCCTACCAATAAAAGATAAGGTCTATAAGGTGAGGGATATGGGGGTCGGGCTTTCAAGCACAGGTGAACACGGTGAAATCGTGGTTTATTTGGAGGGGATGCAAAACCCTTGCTCCTCTGTGCCGCCCCACCCGGAAAGAGGCTTTGCAGAATGGCGGTTCCGCGAGATTGAGCCCCCACTTGAAGCTGAGGAAATTGCAGAAGAACTTGCTGAGGCCACCACCTAGAATTTAAGCCCTTACCCCCCCCAAATAAAACAAACAAAAACAATAAAAAGGAACCCATAAAATGAGCCAATCAACCACAATAAAAGCCAACGAAAAGCAGATAGGCATTGAGCTAAAAAATACCATTAAAGACCTTAACGAATCAAGGGAGGCAAGCGTGGCATCAATGGCTGAAACCATAAGCCTTGCCGCCGATGCCGGGGATATTATTTTATCAGCAGAAATCGAGGGCTTAGACCTCCCAGAAATTTTAAGGGTAGGGGGGGTATCCGAGGAACAAGCAAGACGCTTAAAAAGGGTGGCGGGGGCAAGACCCCAACTGACCAACCCCGACCCCACTTCCCTAAAGCAACTAGCCCTATGGTCAGGGATTTTGCCCGACCCAATCGAGAACTCCACCCCCCGCCCCCCTCGCGCATGGCATCACTATTTAATTTCAGCTAGCCAATGGGTAACCCGGAAGCAAGTCCAGACATGGACGGCATCACAAAAGCATGAATTTATTTTGGAGGCCGAGCCGATTGTTCGCGCATATAACGAATGTGTTGCCGCAAAAAACAACACAGGCGACCACGAAAAAAGCCACGCCAACTAAAAAAAAGAGACCTCAAATGCCACACCCACTCGCACAAAAGGGGAAAGTAAAATCTTTTATAAGTGATGATTTTATTTTGTAACAAACCTGTAACACAATTTATAAATAATTGTTTTGTAAGTAATTTATGAAGTTGTTGTAAGTTATTTATAATGAATCAGTTACACAAATTAAAGAAAACTCTTAGGGGCAAAAAACACAGAAAACAGGTTCCGCGCGCCGTCATTTTGTGCGAGTTTCTTGTAAAATGTTGAGGGAAACAAATTTAGAAAAAGAAAACTTACGTAAGTTTTAAGAACAAATGAAATATCCCTGTCTTATCACAAAAAAAATCAGCGAGCTTCAACCCGCTTCATACAATCCAAGAAAAATTTCTTCCGATGCGTTGGGAAGGCTCACGAAAAGTTTGAGCGAGCTTGGCAATCTTCAGCCGATCACTTGGAACGCAAAGACCGGGAACATTGTTGGAGGCCATCAACGCCTAAAGTGCTATTCAGCACTTCAAAAAGAAGAGGTCGAAGTTTGGGCTGTTTGGTTGGATGAGGCGCAAGAAAAAGCGGCCAACATTGCTCTAAACAAATTGAGCGGCGAGTTCGATTTGCCAGCCCTCAAAGACTTAATCGAAGAACTCGATACAGGCGAAATCGACTTGGATATCACAGGCTTTGGGGCTGATGAGCTTGGCGAGCTTATGGAGCAGACAAAACCAGACGAAAAAGAGCTTGGAGATAGCGGCGAAAAATGTGAGGCTTGCGGGCGACCGCTATGATAAATGATAAGGCAAACAGAGCTTGTGGAAAAGTGGGGGATGTCGAAAGGCCAAATCTCAAAGATGGTGGCGAGGGGAATGCCATTAACCTCGGAAGCCGATGCGATGAGGTGGAGAATGGAAAATCAACAAGCCATTGCGAGAACCCCGCCCCCGTTAAAACCAGAATCAGAAGAACCAGAATCTCAAAGTATTTCTGATGAGGATTTGTCCGCCCTTAATACGCTCGGAAGGCTCCTTCGGGCGCAACGGATGGAGGTTGCGGCATTTAGGCTTATGGTGCGAGCGGCGAAAGAATCAAACCCGATTGCTACCAGAGCCGCCATTCATGCTTACGAGCGAGCGCAAAAAGTTGTTCGGCAAGCCGAGATAGATCATAATGAGGAACAAGCTCACCTTCGACAAACACTTTCGACTGACGAAGTTCAAGAAACTTTCACGAAATACCTTGGCGGGATTCGTGCGCTATTGGATGCAATGCCAGCAAGTATCTGTTCAAGAGCAAACCCAAGCGACCCAGAATGTGCCAAGCAAGCCATCGAAGACGGAGTGAATCAAATCTTCTTAGCCATTCAAAAGGCAGAAGGGGCTTTCAAATGAATGAATGTTTTATGGTTATCCTTGCTGGATTTATTATTGTTTGCGTTATCCTTTCGATGACAGAATAACAAAAAGGAGAACCACAAATGCAAACATCAATTAAAAGAAAAACAGGGGTAACAAAAATTAGCTTGGCGTATATGCCAAACTCAAATGTTGCAGTTTTATTTACCCCAGATAATGGGCTAGATAAATTTCAAAGACAACACGGATTTTCTTTTACCGTTGGATCTTGCGAATCAAGATATCCAAAAAATGCAAAAGATGTCGGTTTGTTTTGGATGGTTCATTTTCATCACGCAGTTGTAAGGGATGGCGTAAATGCCCAAGCCCTTCATAAAGTGCTTCTTGAAATTCCAGAATATAGAGACTTGTGCGCCATAGATGTTCCCGGGATGTCTAAATATTTTGAAGAAGATTTCAACACAAGTGGTTGGCATGAAACGCTCCCCTCTTAAAAGAAAAACCCCACTAAAAAGGGGAGGAAGGCTCCGGCCAGTCTCTAAAAAAAGAGCAAGGGAAAATCGTGCCTATACTTGGCTTCGAGAGTGGTATTTAGAGCAGAATCCCGCTTGCGAAATCTGTGGAAAGAAAGCAACCCAAATCCACCATAAGCTGGGGAGATTCGGGGCAAGATTAAATGAAAAAGAGTATTTTATGGCAATCTGTATGGCTTGCCATGATTGGATTCATAAAAACCCAATGGAAGCCTACGCCAAGGGCTATATGCTTTTAAGATGAATGAAAACAGAATCCTTCATTCAAGGGCTATTCCTTCCAAGGAAAAAACTTTCCATCCCAGAATGGTGTGAGGCAAATCTTACTCTGTCGGCTAGAGTCACAAACATACCCGGCCCATACTCAACAACCCTAACGCCTTATGTAAAGGAGCCGCTAGAAGCCTTTGGGAATGATTCGATTCGGCGAGTCACTTTGGTTTGGGGAGCGCAGACAAGCAAAACAACCACGATCCTTGCGGGATTGGCTTACAAAATAGCCGAAGAACCATGCCCAGCCTTGTGGGTTATGCCTAGCGAAATGCTGGCAAGGTCTTTTTCAGAAACCCGCTGGCTTCCCCTTGTGGATGATTGCCCCGCCCTAGCAAAAGAGAAGCCGATTGATACGGATAAAATTAAGATTTTGGAACAGCATTTTCGCCGATCCTCTTTGTGGTTCACCGGGTCGAACTCGCCCAGTAGTCTTGCATCTCGCAGTATTTCGCTTCTCTGCTTGGACGAAGTTGATAAATTTTCCGATGGCTCCTCATCGAAAGAGGCCGGGGCATTGCAGTTGGCAGAGGCCAGAGTTGCGACCTATCCAAACCATCTAATCATCTCAACCAGCACCCCCACAACCGCAGACTCAATTATATGGGCGGAATGGTTGAAGGGGGATATGAGATTTTATTTTGTGCCCTGCCCTCATTGCGGACACAAGCAGAAGCTACTTTGGGAACAGGTCAAATGGGACAAGGCCGCAAAACTAAGCGACACAGAATGGGATTTTGGGCTGGTAAAATCATCAGCCTTTTATGAGTGCGTAGAGTGC